ACGACAGAGCGAAACAGCTTGCTGTTGAAAACGATGTTGATATACCCCTAAATCAATCTGTCATAGCCCAATCTTACTATGACATCGCGGGAGATCATTTAGGTACGCATCAGGGTTTGTTGGAAGACATTGGTAGAAAGCTGGCGCAGTACGACATCCTTGACCCCGCAAGGTTTGAAGGTGATATCCCTAGAAGGGGTTTGGCCGGTGACTTCGGCCCTTTAAGTGTTGCCAATGTTGAAGACTTTGTTAAATTCTTAAACACCAAATATTCGCCTACAGATAGAACGGGCAACATGATATTGGCAAAACTGAAGGAAGCTGTTAGCACTAATGCTGATGACGCTTTGGCTGGCGCAGTTGATGGTAAATCTGGACGAGAGTTTTTGAAACAAGCCAGACAAGCCAGGAGCGCATTTAAAGAATACCAATCTATGTGGGAATCTAAAGATGTTCTTCACAGCCTCACTGGTGTGAAAGTTGGCACAGACACACCAATAAAAAGTCCAAGCGACATTGTAAAAGTCGTTACTAGGTCTCCAGAAAATGCAAGAACTGTCATACAGAAACTTATAGAAAGTGGTAACGAGCAAGCGGTAGCCGATTTACGAACCTACATGCTAAAAGATATTTTTGATCAAGCTGTTAACCCTAACGTCATTAAAGGTGAGTTAGGGTCTTTTCAAGGAGCAAAACTAAACACTTTGATTAAAAATAAATCAGATGTTTTGCAGGCCGTCTTGACACCAGAGCAGTTTGCTAACCTAAGAGGATTTCAGGATGCAGTTAAAAAAGCAACAATACATCCAGAAGGCTCCGTAAATTACTCTAACACTGCAACTAAGATATTAGATGCTATATTTAATATATTCACAGGTATGCAGTACACGATGGGTGCTGGGTTTAAAGAACTTGGCGATCAACGTGTGGTTAAGAATGCCATTAAAACTAATGGTAGAGCCACTGTTGATCACATACTGAAACTAGATAAAAACCACATAAAACTTAACGCGCTACTGCGTCAAGGGTTAGAACAGTACAGCTTTGAAGATCAGGCCGCATTGTCAGAGTCGGAGTATATGGATTAATGAATTTATTATCACTTATATCAGGGGCGACTGAAGCAATAACGGCTAAGACAGCGGGGGTGAAATCAGCTATCGATAACATATATGCAGATAGCCCCCTTGGCAAGTTTGAAGAGGCTTACCAAGGGTTTGAAGACAAGATGATGGACTCACCGTTGCATCGAGCATTCCAAGGTCAGGATGGTAAACCTGGCGACTTTGGTTCTGGGCCATCCGGCGCTTCCGACTACACAAACATTGATGTGGGCAGTGCGATAGATAACTCTGGCTATGTGGACGCGACATCGGGCCTTCAAGGCGTAATGTCTCAGGCTGGAATTATGAACCCCGCAAGCTCACAGCTTCAAGGTGGTGCGCCCGTGGTGGGCGCTGCTCCGGTCAGCTTCAAGGCGGGAAGTCAGGCATCACAGCCAGAGTATGTTGGTCAGTATGAAGATAACTTGGCATCTGTTCCAGACGCGCCACCTGTCCCTGCGATTGAGCCTGTGCTAATCGACGAGGACGAAGACCTAATTCAAGCTGGCGCATTAGCGGAGTAATCGATGTCTGTTTTTAGTGCTGTAGGAAAGAAACTAGCGGAAGGCGCACAGACTCGCATGGCGAGGGCGCGGGAGTTGGGGTACAACAACGATGTATTTCACAGCACTAATCAAGATTTTGGCGAAGTTGATATAAGTAAAGGTGACATCGGGTTCCATGTTGGCACAGCAGAGCAAGCAAACAACCGAAGCAAAGCGTTAGCTAAACAAAAGTCAGGATACCCGTTTGAGAGTGACGCTTATCTTGAAAAGGAAGGCATACCCCTGCACCGAGAAGGCTCAAACGTAATGCCTTTGAAGCTACGCACTTCTGGAAATGTGCTTGAAATGCCTGACGTGGGCGGCTGGCACAGGGGTGAATTAGTTGCTAGGGCTTTGTACGAAAACAAAGGAGGCAACATACCAGAAAGCATTCAGAACAAAGCGTTCGATATAAGTGAAAAAATTGAAGACTACATGGAAACGGACGCAGCGTATGAACACGCGATGGATGTAGGGAAGTGGGCCAAGTCAGCAGAAAATCGTAAATATCTAGATGAACTAAATCAGATGATTCGCGACGAGGGTTACTCTACCATTAAGTACCGAAACGATGTCGAAAATGACTTTTTAAATAGGGCCGCGCCGAAGCAGGATATAGTTGACCGTATAGACGCGCTGCAAGAGCGCAAGGCCAACACCGTTGATCCTCAGCAGAGAGCGACACTTGATATTGAAATATCGCAGGCGCAAGAGCAGGCATTGCAGTCACAAGCGGATAACGCTTATTCCTATATTGCTCTTGACCCTGCTGATGTAAGATCAACGAACGCCCAGTTTAAAGACCCCACAAGCAAAAACATTTTAGCCGGTTCTGCCGCAACTGCTGTTGGCGTAGGGGCTATGAGCCAATCTAACAGAACGCTTGCAGGGACACACCCTGGAGACAACGCAGATATGAGTGGCCTTACGCTTATACCTGAAATGGTTTCTACCGTTATCAACGATGTGTACAAGTACGGCAAGCAGGCCGTGACGGGTAAGCAAGATGACGGTCGGCTAATGGAAACCCCAGAGAGTGAGGGCGATGCGGTAGCCATTAAAGACGCTATATCTAAGGTAGCGGATTGGGGTCTTAACTACAGGGGTGCTATGGGTGGCCCTTCTGGTATGGACATCATAGAAGGAGCTATGGATGCGTATACAGGTACGATCAGGCCAGCTTTAACAAGTGCGCTTGGCGATGCAGGGACTAAACGTCTTGAGGCTACAGGTATGTTAGCTTCAATGTTACTCCCAGCAAAAAATGCAAAAGGTGCTTTAGACATACCGGAAGTTGATCGAGACACGAAGTTACTGCAAAGAGTAGGTGATCCGAAATCTGTAAACAGTTTGAATGTTGAGTTTGAAGAAGGGCCAGCTTTATTAGACAACCCTATGGTTAAAGCCGAAGACATAGTGAATCGTCCGTATGTCGCTGGGATGTCTGACACATCAAGAGGGGCGTTAGAGACACTTAAATCTATAAGTGGGAGTGAGTACAACGTCTTGATGGAAGGTGGGCAAGATTACATGCGTCAGTTAAGGAATGCCAACAAGGGAGCGTTGTGGGCTTCAGACGCAGGGGCAATAACTGGGATGATGAACAACGCAAAAGGAGCGATGAAGTTACCTGGTGCAAAAGGCTCCCCCTTGTTTTTCCCGTATCAAATGGGCGGTAAATCTACAGATTTTGCTACGATGACTACAGATATCATGGTTCCATACGCCCAGAGAAACATGAGCAAAAAAGATAAAAAGTTAGTAGATAAAAGAATCAGGGACGGCGCGGGTAACATGCTAAACGATTTCACACCGCAACCTGATTGGCCTGGTGTAGATAGCCCTAAAGCTATGGATTGGTTAAAGAAAGCAGGTACAGGAAGAAAAGCTGTTGTAAAAGCATTAGACGAGTTTAGAGGTGAGGGGTCTTTAAACGCATCTCAAGCAAGAGCGATGATTGTAGACCCTACGCAGATAAACCCAAAAGTGGCTAATCTACAAAACGTAGGTCAGTTTGATATGTCTCGTGACCCGATGCCTGGGCAACACTCAACCTATAACACAGACATTATGGGCAATCATTTAGGACGGTTTGGTGAGGGTATGAACTTGCTGACAGACCTTAACCCTGTGATTAGAACTTCTGGAAAGGATTTTAAGCAGGAGATGATAAAGCGAGGTCATAATTTAGAAGCAGAAAAATTACCCGCCCCCGTTGGTAAAACCATGATGCCGGGATTAGTAGGGGTGCTAGACGAAAGAACAGTTGAGGAGTTAGTGAAGAAGGGTTTTGTATCTCCCTAGTATATAATCCTTCTCTTCTACGGAGACACCGTCACGGTCTAAACAACTTTCTAATACACCGTCTACCCACTCCAGCGGGTCGTGCCGTATAACTTCCAACCATTCACGCGCATTGTTTGATAAATCTTCTTCATTCATAAAGATCATTATACCACTGGTAAAAATATCATCTAGCAAAGATGCGGCAAAATTTGCTCCAAATTTGCTCCAAGCCCTCGTAAGTCATTGATTTATATAGGCGCTGGTACTGTCCATCATCGGGGCTACACAGAACTTTCTGTTAATTATCAAGCACTTAGCCTTTTTATAGTTAATTTTAGTACATCTTTGATAATCGTATAAGTTATTGATTTATAACGATTAATAACTTTATCGCATTTTGCTTTGTTTTCAAACTGCTCCAAAAATTGCTCCAAATTTAAATGCGAAATATCGTCTGTCTACCTTGTGTTTACTGCATTTGCACTTATAATTATTTAAGTAAATAAAAAAAAGGTGCTACAAATGGCGACAATTACCAAAAGAATTGGCAAAAATGCCATAAGTTACAGGGCTTCTGTCCGAGTATCTGGGCAAAAACCAATTACTAAATCATTCAGAAAGGTGGCTCTTGCAAAGTCCTGGGCTGCAAAAACTGAAGACCAGATTGCAAATAACCAATATCGTGAAGACGAGCAACGCTTTAAAAATATCATCGATAAGTACATTGTTGAAATCAACTGCATTATGCCTTTTGGAAAAACCAAAGCAAGCGTCCTTAATATTTTGCGTGAAAACTTAGGTCATTTGGCGCTCAAGGATATGACAGCCACAAGGCTCATTGAGTACGCTGTGCATAGGTCTGCTACTTGCTGTCCCAGCACTGTCAAAATGGACATGCAGTACATAGGCGTTGTGCTGTCAACGGCTGAGACTATGTGGAATGCAAAGCCAAAATTTGACGAGTATAAAAAAAGCATGGCGACATGCCATCGGCTAAAAATCATTGCAAGTTCAGAAGAGCGCGAAAGACGATGCTCTGACGCGGAACTGAAAAAAGTGCTTTCAGGGGTGCAGTCAGAATTGCCAGTTTCTGAGTGGTGTCATTTTGCTGTTTGCACAGCAATGCGCGTTGGTGAGATTGGTCGTTTGCGATGGAGTGATCTAAGCGAAGATGGTAAGTCGATCATTATTCGTGAGCGCAAGCATCCACGCCGAAAGAAAGATGAGGTTGTGCCTTTAGTGCCAGAGGCGCGAAAGATTATTGCGAGACAACCGAAAATGCTGTCGAGGTCAGAATTTATATTTCCACACAATGATAAATCAATCACAACAGCCTTTAGAAGAGCAACAAAGCGTGTTGGCGTTGAGAATTTGCGGTTTCACGATTTGCGGCATGAAGCTATATCGAGATTGTTTGAATTAGGGTTTGACAGCATGGTGGTGGCGACTTTCAGCGGTCACAAAGATATCAATATGCTGCGGCGGTATACGCACATAAACGCTAACAAAGTTTTAACGATTCTGGAAAACTTAGCAAAAGATAAACATGTCGCATAATTTCTGGAGGCAACAAAAAAGGGGCGCAAGCCCCTTTTTTTATAGTATTTTGTTTTAAGGTTTACAGGAAGGAATGTCGTGTTTGTTGACATCAGTTATGAGGCGCTCAAGGTAGAATTTAGCTTTATGCAAATCTTGCAGTCTGCCAGATTTGTCGGAGTGCTTGTGCCTCCAGCGATGTAAATATTTCTTGATTGAGCCTTCAAGATAAAATCCGAAGCCTTCATCAAGGCTATCTTCGATATAAGCAATTGCTTCAATTGTGCCTGCATTATAATGTGCAGGGTGGCTGACCATCGGGTCTAACCCTGTCGGGTTTTCAGGATAGATCGCATTAACTTCTTGGTGAGTTTCTATTTCTCTTTTCATCCCTTTTTTCCTTTTATTTCAGTATTCATAATTGAATCGCGCAATGGTACTTTGTATCAAATTGGGGTTTCAGTCAACTTAGAATACTAAATTAATAAGAATAAACAACCGACCAGTTTAGCATTCAACTGATAGTTGATTTTAAGGGCGGCAAAAATCACTGCATTCCAATAGCCTGCAATCCCTTTGTCCGTTGCTTGTCAAAATAGGCTTGCACAACGTGCTTGTCGGCCACTCTAAATTTACCAAGCTTATAAGTTGGAACGGGAAATCTATTATGATGCACTGCGTTGTGCAGACCTTTTAACGACATGCCAAAAAGGTCTGAAAGCTGTTGCATTGTTAAGTACGGTTTATCCATTTTTATTCCTACATTACTCTTAATTGAAATTTATCAAACATATATATGTCATCATTCTTTTTAATAAGCGTGATCTTGATGTCTGTTGTGTCAGCATCCGTCATATCGATAAAGTCAAAGCCCCAGTTCTTTGGCTTTGAACTATCAATTGCGGCAACCAATCGACAACCACGCGCAACGACCGCAGGCTCCAATTCAACCATTCTTTCTGCTGACAAAAAGCCGCTTGTCACCATAAACTTTGTCACGACACCATTATACGTTGCCGTGATGTGCGACATGTCGCCAACGTCAGTTGTGAATGCAACTGACCACCCGTTGCTAATTAAATAGCTGGTAAATGCGTATATCCCAGCGTCCTGAATCTTTGCAACTTGTCTGAACGAATTAGTTTCAGCTTCATCAATTCCAAGTGCCAGCCAGACGTGTTCCACGTCCAAAAGCGCAGCTAACTTTTTCATCATTGCAGCCCGTGGCTTCGATTCGCCAGAAAACCATTTGCGAGTCGCTTCCTGCGACACATTTAATTGCCTGGAAATAAAACTTTGACGGCCACCGCCGTAGGGCGGCACAATAGTATTTGCATTGCAAGCTCGCACTAGTCTGTCTTTAAAATCCATGATTACCCCCTATTTTCATTTGTAAGGAATCTCAGAGTATGGTGCGTTAGCTAAATACTGTCAACTAAAGGTTGTAATTTATTTTATCGCCTCAACCACGGACAAAAGCGTATCTTGAGTATCTTTTTTTGCTGATAGCGCATCCAGCACGGCGCTGTCTGCGGTGTCTTTTGTCAAGATATGAAATATCCGAACAGGCTTGGACTGACCTTGCCTGTGAAGTCTTGCGTTGAACTGCTGGTACAACTCCAGTGACCAGGTCAGTCCAAACCACACAATCACGTTCCCGCCTTTTTGGAGATTCAGGCCATGTCCTGCTGAAGCGGGGTGAGCAAACAAGATAGGTATCTCGCCCCGGTTCCATCGGTCAATTACTGAAGGGTCTTTTCCGATGACCTCCGCGTTAGGAAAAAGTAACTTGAGTTCAGCTAAGTCTGATTTGAAGTTGTAGGCGACAAGAACAGGCTCGTTCGTGCTGTCGATAATCTCTTCCAAAGCGTCAAACTTCTCGCGGTGACAGCGTACATAATCGCCGTCCTCGTCATAAACATTGCCGTTGGCTATCTGCATCAGCTTTCCAATTTGCACAGCGGCGTTTACGGCAAGTATCTCACCACCATGATATGCGATTAAAAAATCTGACTTCATTTCCTCATAAACTTTTCTGGCCTTGATTGGCAACTCAACCTCAACCGTCACATCGATTCGGTCTGGGAGTTCCAAATAATCGTCAGCATTCATCACCAGCGCGATGTCTGCCACTTGACGATGTATAGCATCAGCGCGGTCAGGTTTGACGGCCCACTGGTTCCACTGTGGATTACCCACGGCGGTGCAGTATTTGTTGAGAAACTTACCCCTAGTGTTCTCTAAACGCTTTCCTTTATCGAGCAGATAGAACTGCGGCCATAGTTCTAGTAAAGAGTTCGGCGCTGGAGTGCCGGTTAGCAAAACCATTCGGTTAACCTTACCCAAGATTTTACGCAGCGCCTTCCATCGCTTTGAGGTGTGGGACTTGAAGCTGCTGCTTTCATCGATTACCACGCAGTCGTAGGGCCACTTCTGGCCTAGCTTTTCGACAAGCCACGGTACATTTTCGCGGTTGATAAGGTGAATGTCGCTGTCTTCATCCAGCGCAGCCTCACGCTTTTTTGGCGTTAAACCACTCAAAACTGTGTAATTTAACGCGCTCGTGTGCGTCCAGTTGGCTATCTCTGCTGGCCAAGTGTGATTTGACACGCGCAGGGGCGCGATAATTAATGTCTTTTTGATCACTTTTTGATCAATTAGGTCAGTTAAGGCTGTGAGCGTGGATACTGTTTTGCCCAATCCCATGTCTATCCAGAGCGCGGCCTTGGGGTTATCTTTTATGAATTCCACGGCTCTACGCTGGTAAGGGTGAAGGTTTTCTCGCATCAACATAATAGTGCTTTGCCTTTTTCAATATCGTCGATGACGTGTACCGTCCAGCCTACCGCTAACAGCCTTCTATGAATTGCCTGCTGGTAAGGCGTTGCCTTTTTACCAGGTGCTTTAAACTCGATAATAACCAGTGAGCCTTTGCGGAAATACATTCGATCTGGAACTCCGCGTTGGCTAGGGCTAACCCATTTGAAACTGAGCCAGCCCTGCGACTTGGCGTAGTCGGTAACTTTCTTCTCGACAACAGATTCACGCAATAGTTGAATCCTCAATCTGTTGTTGTAACGTCAGCCATGCTTTTGCGGCTGTCCGGGGTACGACTGAGTTCCCCAAGAGCCTAATTCTGTCAACCCTGTCGGCACACCCATCAACCACTCTACAAACTCTGGGTTCAGCTTCCCATGTGGCATATTCGGGTCTTTGGCTTTCGCACATAGATAACTCTTCTTGTCCATGTGGGTATGACTCTTGCTCCCCACGGGGCCGCAGTCCTTGTAATCGGATGCTCGTGGAGTCGGCCAAGATGTACACTCGCTTTCTCTGGTGAGGAGCGCCGACTTCACGCGCACTAAATATTCCCCACGCCGTGCGATAACCGAGTCCTTCCAAGTCGCTAATGACTTCTCTGAGTCCGAGACTGATGTGTCCTTCAACATTCTCGAAGAAGCATCGAACAGGTCGAACTGCTCTAATGATTTCTTTGATGTGTGGCCACAAGTGCCTTGGGTCTTCTTTTCCTGCACGTTTTCCTGCTGCTGAAAATGGTTGACATGGATAGCCAGATGTAAGGATGTGAACTCTGTCTCGAAAGCAGTCCACTGGCAGGGTTTTAAGATTCGTCCATATAGGTGCGGGAGGTAGCTGGTTGGTTTCCATCTTCGCAACCAAGTTCGCAATGGCGAAGGCTTCGATCTCCACATGAGCGAGGACTCGATGTTCAAGTCCGGCAAGCTCAAGTCCTCTTTCGATGCCACCATATCCTGTGCAAAGCGAGAGGACAGTTGGTAGTTCTTTGGCAGTATCCACATTATTATTTCCTGTATCGTTTCGATTCATAGCCTTCCGATTCAACGGGCATACCCTCTGCCCAGTTAGGCAAGACGCACATTAACTTTTCAAACTCAGCCAAAGACCCATGATTTTCTGGCACATCAGCCACGATCTCATCGTGAACGTGGAGAACAATGGGATATTGTGCTGCTTCAAGTCGAAGAATTGTTTCTGCCAAAATGTCTCTGGCAACAGCCTGAGTGATCGATTGCACGATTGAGCCGCCGTAGGCTTTTATCTCACCCCAGCGGTGTGTGTGATTGTTCATACCTTTGTACATGATCTCAGTATTGCGATCACCTTGACGAAGTTGCGCCTCTGGGAATGACAATATTCGGTCGCTAGGAAGCTTAAAAAGTAGGTCGCCAGCCACCATTCGGAATGTTCCTTTTGCGGCTGTGAAGGGTTTACCAGAATAGCTTATGGCGTTTCTAGCGGCTTTCTCTGTATCCATCCAGAGTTTTACAATCGCCATGTTGGCATCGCGCCAATCGTTGCGTATTTTTAGCGCCTGACCTTCGGTCACTTCAGTGCCGTAAGCCTCAGACATTTTCTGAAAGGCACGAACGCCGCCTTGGTATCCCAATGCTAAAGTTGCCACCTTGCCAATAAATCGCTGATCAGAATTGATGAGTTCATATGGGACGTTGAACATCCCAGACGCGGTAGCTTTGTAAATATCCTTGCCATCGCGGAACGTCTGCAAAACCTCATGGTGATCAGCCAGCCACGCCAACGCTCGCGCCTCAATGCTGGCATAGTCGCTCACCATCAAGCGGTTGCCGTTTGAGGCTGTGAGCATCCCGCGCAGGCAACTCGCCAAAGACTCCATAGGCTCGCCGCTAATTGCTTCTGGATCACGAAGTCGCATCTGCACTATGCAGACATCAACATCTTTAATTGTTGGGCGTGGGAGGTTTTGAGGATTAATGTGACGGCCAGACCATCGGCCAGTTGATGCTCCGTGATACATGAGAGAACCATGAACGCGGCCATCTTTTCCGAGGCACTCAAGCATTGCGCTGTACTTTTTAGTCGAAGACCGCGACAGACTCTGGCGTATTTCAAGAAACTCTTTTACGAGTGCGGGGCATAGATCATCCACAAGCGCATCAGAAATAGCCGCCTTGTCGTATTTTGGAAGCGGGTAGTTTTGCGAAGCGCACCACTGCATTGCCTTGGCGCGTGATCCCGTAGAATCAATGAAGCCACCAGTCAAAGATTCAACGCGCTTATTCATCGCACTACTGTGCTTATCAATGATGGCTAGGCCGTTCTCAATTGACTTCCGATCTAGCTGCACCCCACGCCAATTAATGCGCTGGTCAGCCTCCCAGACGGCACTCTCAATGCCTCTGAGGTTGCGAAGCCGCTGGCGAATCTCACGCTCTGCGACAACGTCTTGCAAGCAATAGTCGTACAGTTCTTGGTACAGTTTTGGGTCACGGACACGCTTGCCGCGATACGGTTTACAGCATCGCTGGATCAACAGCTTGCCTCGCTTTGACTTCGCATCATCGCCGTCGAGGCCAAGTGCTTCGCCACATTTTCCCAAAGCACGGGGATAAGCCTGTGCGGCTGCGAGTGCTGCGGTGTCGCGCCACTGCTCAATCGGCACTGGCTTCCATTTTAGAACTAGGTTCCAGATCGCCATTTCAAAGAAGCTGTTCCAAGCCCAGACAGTTGCACCGCCAGCCTCAATTAAGGACAACAGCCTTTGCGGCGCAGGCATATCAGGTGTCCACAACTCAGGCGGGTCATCGTTGACTGACCAAGCCATGCACAACACTTCAGTGGTGCAATGGTCAGCATACGCATATGCGCCTGCTTTGCGAATGTCACATTCTGAATAAGTTTCAAAGTCGAGAGATATATTCAAATCTTTCTCCGCAGCCATTGGCTAGACAACTTATCAATACCGTCTTGCTTCGCCCGCGTTTTTCTTTTTTGTGTGACAGGATCACGTTTTCGTGGGAGCAAATCTTTATCAGTGATAATCACTGCGGCAAGTCCAGCAGAGCGTTTTTTCTTCATGCCCATGCGATTTTTTAGCAAGACATATGGAATTTCAGCGAGTTCGGCCATCGTGTGAACAATGACCACCTCGCCGCTTAGTTCTGGGAATCTGCTACCGACATATAGATAGCTGAGTGTTGGACGCATCAGCTTAGGAAGTCATCGTCAGCGGCATCTTCAGCACTTTCACTGCTGATATCATCAAACAACTCATCGGCCTTAACCGCGCCAGAGCCAAAAGTCTCGCCGTCCTTCACAAACTGAATCGCAACAAGGTTGCAGGCGACGCGCTTGCCCCATCGGTTGTCCATAATCCAAATTGAGATTGCGGCATTCACATATGCGCCAGCGTAGGGCTTGCCGTCTTCCTCAACGAGAGGGGTTCGGTCGCGATCAATGATCGTTGGACGATTCTTGCCGGACGCTGAAACATACATCGCATTTTCGTAACCGTCATACGCCTTATCTTCGCCGTCCCGCAGAAAAACATCCAAGCCTGTAGGAGTTTGGCCGTTAAAGTGTACGGTCACAGCCTGCTTAATTGCCTTTTTTAGATCAGCGATTTGATCTTTGTCACGGTCTTTGTCCAACAAAAAGTTAGCTGAAAACTTAGCTTTCTGTCCTTCATTGAACGCCTTGGCAGTCCAAATCTGTGGAAAAGATAGTCTTACATTTTTAAGGGTTATTACACTCATTCACTTTTACCTATTTTGAAGTTATGTCGTTGAAATATTCGGCAGCGTCAGGCTTCACGGCTGGACGTGGATCGGTGTCCGGCGCAAGCTGTGGGCGACCTTCGGGTTTGTGGATGAGATCGACGATCTCTCCATATTTCGCCTTGCCAAGCGCCTTCTCAGCTTGGGTCGGTGAAATTAGTTTTGACACATAGGCTTCATCGCCCAGCATCTTGATTAGTGATTCTTCCGCTATGTCAGCGTCTACCCATCTGCGCTGACCTCTTCCTGCTACCAATTTGAAGTTGGGCAAGATGCCGCCATCAAGCAAAAGCTTGTGCGCGTGTTTCTGAACGCCTTGCGCCCAACCGATGAGTGCGTCCATTTTGGGAAGCAGGTTGGCAATCTCTTCGACATTTAAAGTGTGCGGAACCTGCACCAGCAGAGGCTCTTCCAAATTGTCAAATGAACCAAGCGTGAGGTTGTAATTGTGTTCGGCAAGAGCGCGACAAGTAGGCTTCGCCTTGCAAAAGTGGCAGGCTTTTTTGGCGGGCTTGAACTCAGCATTTGGCGACATTGCGAGGCGAGCGGCAGGCTTAACAACGTCATTAGCCCACTTAAATAAATCCTTTGCTCTCATGCTATAAGTATCGATGTGGTCTAAGCGGGGCTGCACAATGGTCATACTCACGGTATCTACCTTGTCGATAAATTCGTAAGCTGCGCCCAGACCGTAAAGCATCAACTGCTCATTTCGGTTCGCATTTACTTTTAGACCTTGCCCGTATTTCAGATCGATGACGTGCAGAATGCCATCATCAAGAGTTACAAAATCAGCAGTTCCAAAACCACCAGCCGCCCATTCGCTGTAATCAACGCGCAGTTCAACGTGCTTTTCATCACCGTCTTGGCTGTTGCAGAAATCAACATAAGTAGCAACGTGATGTGCCATGACTTCATCAACGATGAAGCCCTCAAATTCAACACCGATAAAGTTTTCTGGGGGCTTCTGTTTCAACAAGCACTCTTCTGCAAGGGCGTGTGCCGCTGTGCCTTCAGCCGCAAAAAACGAGGTCTGGTCTGGGAAAGTTGATTCCAAGTTGAGAGAGCCTGGGCAGGTCATCCAGCGGTGAGCCTTTGAGGCTCCAAGAAGCGCGTGTTTACTCATTTATGTTTTGTCTCTTTTAGATTTTTATCAATTTGTTTGTGGACACAATATCGATTTCTGATACTGTGTCAACCACAAACAGTTGATTTTAAGACCAAGTTAAACAACGATTATTAAAGGTGATAAATGATTTATGTAAGTGAATATGCAGATGATGTTCAGCAAGCAATTGATGCAGTGATCGATGCAGCAAAACTCAAAAACAGAACGACCCTGGCGCGTCGATTGGACGTTTCTAAGCAAGCTTTATCTAAGTGGGCGAAAACAGGTTTGGTGCCAGCGCATCGCGCTTTGCAAATGGAATTGATCACCGGCGGTGAAGTGTCGTGGCGTTCGCTCTGTCCAGACATCGTGGTTGAGTTCAACAACTCTAAAGAGGTGGTGTATGAAATTTCAAGAAAAAGTTAAGTATGGGTTTTATTCAGCACTTGCTGGATTCGTCGGTGCTTTTGCTGACGGTTTGCATTGGGCGACAAAGAAAATGCAGTCGGCAGAAATACTTCTTATAAGCGCGGCTGCAAGACTGAAATAAACAAAGACGAGGGAAATCGCTTTGGCATTTTTAAAAGAATTTGGGCATCAGTTAGTCGAGAAGGGCTATGAAATTGTGCCTCTCAAAAAAGGTGAGAAGTTTCCGATGCTGTCGGGCTGGCAAAAAATCAGAGCCACACATGAAGACGTGGATAAGTGGTTGTCGAATGGTCACGCAGATGGCGGTGTTGGTGTGCTGTGTCGGAAAACGGTTGCAGTTGACATCGATTGTCTCGACGCGAAAGTAAATTACGATCTTCTGCATTGGCTAAAAACCAATGTTGGCGATTCGGCTGTGCGGATTGGTCAGAAGCCGAAGTGCGTTCTGCCATTTAAAGTTGAAGGCAGTTTCAGCAAAATACGCTCCTCAGAATATTCCGACTCTACTGGAAACAAACACGCGGTTGAAATTCTTGCCGATGGACAACAGTTCGTCGCGTTCGGCATTCACCCTTCCACCAACGAGCCGTACCGCTGGGTCAAGGGAAAGAGCATTGCCGACATCAAGCAAAACGACTTACCTTCTATTACCAAAGATCAGGCAGAGGCTTTTGTTGCATACTTTGAGAGTCTTGCTGAGAAGCAGGACGGCTGGGAGTTAGCACGTCACGGTGCGGCTGGTATCCATCACGATCCCGACGACCTCTCGATGTTCAAACCCAAGATGGAGATGGACGATGAGGCTGTGCGGCAGATGCTTGACGGGCTGGACGCAGACACGCACCACGACGAGTGGGTAAAGGTTGGCATGGCACTACACCACCATTTCGATGGTCGGGATATCGGCTGGGAAATCTGGG